AGGCAAATCACACGGATTGATTTTGTTGCTTGACCGCTCTGGTTCTATGTCTGAAAACATGGCAGGTTCTATTGAACAGATTTTGATTCTATCGATGTTCTGCCGTAAAGTGAATATTCCATTCATTGTATATGGTTTCGGTGATTGCACCACTTCTAATATGATTGATAGTGGTTTGTCTTCAGAAGATTATCACAAAAAACCAAAAGAATCTTTTAATGTAAAATTGAATGATTTGTATTTGAGAGATGTTTTTCTTCGTGAATATATCAACTCAAAAATGAGTAATGCTGAATATTCAAAGGCACTTCGCAATATGATTTTGTTGAAGAAATCTTATGAAGTGAGAAACGGCCGTTATTATGCAAATTATATCGGTCAACCTGAATCAGAGAATTTGTCCAATACACCTATGAATCAGGCGATTGTTGCTCTTGCTGGTGTTATGAAGGCATTCCGTAAACAAAATAACCTAGATATGAGTAGTCTGGTGATTGTACATGACGGTGATGCTGATAATTGTTCCGCATACAAAACAATGGATACAAGAAGAAACTGGAATACCAATGTTGAAGAAGATGTTGAAGTTGCTAGAGGTTTTAATCTCCGTTCAACCAATGTTATCATAACTGATAGACAACACAAGTATCAGAGACAATTGGTCGATAAACCAGAATCTACACATTCAGATATTTTGTCAAATGGTATCTTAGATTGGTTCCGTGCAACAACAGAATCAAAAATCTTCGGTTTCTTTTTGTTGTCAAACAATCGTGGCGGTGCTGTAAAAAATGCAATTAACAATCGTTATGTTTTTCCTGACGGCTCTGATTTGAATCAATTGCAAAGAACTGATTTTGCTAAGAAACACATGGAACAAGTGCGATTAGTGAAAGAATTCAGAAGTGAAAAATTTCTAATTTCTCACCGTCCTGGTTATGATGCCTTCTATCTTGTTGCTGGCGGTAGTGACTTAGTTACCGAGAATGAAGAAATTGAAGTTGAGGGTAAAGTTACCACCAACAAATTGAAAAACGCCTTTATGAAATTCAATAAAAAGAAAGCAATCAACCGAGTGCTAGTCTCAAAATTCATACAGGGCATTGCTGCCTAACTGTTGCCTAAAAACAACAGAGGGGCTTGACACCTAGAAATAGGTGTGTTATAATGGTGTTATTGAAATTGAAGGAGTATTTTATATTATGAGTAATCGTACCGAAGTCCGTGAACAGTTTATCAAAAATCTTATTGGTTTGGGTAAAACTACTGTAACAAAATCCGAAATTAAAGAAGTATGTAAATCTGTTGGCATTTCAAGTGCTCAATGGTTTACTAGAGAACCAAGCAATAAAGTTGGTCGTGGTCTTTACAAAGTGCCTACATCAGGTCAAGTAAACACAATTGCACCTGCTACAATTAATTTACAAGCACAAGTTATTCCAATGATTAAACCTGTAGAAAAATCCGATAATCGTATTGTCAATGTAGTTACCGACCTTGAAATGTCGGATATGATTCCAAAAGTTTATAAGAACTATGTTCCTTTTGGTAACTTTGATGATGTAATTTCCATCGTACAATCAATGCGCTTCTTTCCTGTTTTCATTACTGGTCATTCTGGTAACGGTAAAACAATGTCTGTTGAACAGGCATGTGCTAAGGCAAAACGCAAATTCGTTTGTATTTCCATGACACCTGAAACCGATGAAAGTGATTTGCTCGGCAACTATGTGTTGATTAATGGTAATATGGAATGGCGTGACGGTCCGGTGACTATCGCTGCTCGCCAAGGTGCCGTGCTTTGTATTGATGAGATTGATTATGGTGCTCAGAATCTTTCCTCATTGCAACGGGTACTTGAAGGTAAACCATTTATGCTGAAAAAGAAAGGTGAGTTGATTACACCTGTGCCTGGTTTCACCGTATTCGCTACTGCAAACACTAAGGGTAAAGGTAGTGACGATGGCCGTTACATGTTTACCAATGTATTGAATGAGGCTTTCCTTGAACGATTCCGTAACACCTACGAACAAGACTGGCCTTCTGCTACTGTTGAAAAGAAAATCATTCGTAAAGAATTAGATTCCGTTAATCGTTCCGATGATGACTTTGCCGATAAACTTGTTACTTGGGCAGATGTGATTCGTAAAACATTCGCTGACGGTGGTTGTGATGAAGTGATTTCTACTCGCCGTTTAGTCCATGTTGTTGAAACATTTGGTATCTTCGGTGATAAAATCAAGGCAATTAGTTTGTGTTTGAACCGATTTGATGATGACACTAAGGCATCATTCCTTGATTTGTATACCAAAGTTGATGCAGGCGCTTCTGTTGAACAGTTGCTTGCACCTGAACCTGAACCACAACCTGAGATTACCTCAGATACAGAAGAAGAAGAAGTTCCATTCTAATTAAATTTCCCTTCGGTACTTTGACCCGGCAAATGTCGGGTCTTTTTTCACTTGTACCTAATAAATGCTTGACTCCGTTAGTGAGTTAGTGTATACTTATAACATATTTGAGAGTTCTCTGAATCGCCTCTCAAATGCCTTTCAATTGCGATTCGTTTTTATCATGGAGATATTATGTCTACAAAATCTAAAGTCCTTGCCTATCTTTCTAAAGAAGGTTCTTACAACACTTTGACTGCAAACAAAATGCAATCAGTATTCGGTGTTGCAAATCCATCCGCAACCATCAATGAGTTGCGTAATGAAGGTAATGCAATTTACCTGAACACTCGCATCAATGCGAATGGTGACAAAGTTGCTTTCTATCGCTTGGGTACACCAACTAAGCGTATGGTTGCTGCAGGCATCGCTGCAATTCGTTCCACTGGTGAGCGTGCATTTGCCTAATTTTTCTTAGGAAAAATGCAAAAGGGGAGATATATATTAGTATCTCTCCTTTTTTTTATTATAGAATGGGCATATCATGGAAATACAAGTTAACATTGAAGAACTAAAAAAGAAAAGACTGTTTGTTGCCACACCGATGTATGGTGGAATGAATCATGGTTTATACATGAAATCATGCCTAGACTTACAAGCAACAATGGGAAAATATGGAGTTGAAACCAAATTTTCTTTTCTTTTCAATGAATCATTGATTACAAGAGCTCGCAACTACCTAGTTGATGAGTTTCTCCGCACAGATTACACACACTTATTGTTTATCGATTCTGATATTCATTTTAATCCACAAGATGTATTAGCACTTCTTGCTTTGGACAAAGATGTTATTGGTGGTCCGTATCCTAAAAAATCTATGAATTGGGGTAACATTGCACATGCGGCAAGAACACATCCTGATTTGAATCCTAAAGAACTTGAAAACCTTGTTGGTGAATATGTTTTCAATGTCGTAAAAGGAACACAACAATTCCAAGTAACAGAACCTCTTGAGGTTATGGAAATTGGTACTGGTTACATGTTGGTTAACCGAACAGTCTTTGATAAAATGTCAGTTCAATATCCAACTATCAAGTACAAACCAGACCATGTTGGTCAAGCAAACTTTGATGGTTCAAGGTATATTCATGCATACTTTGATACAGTAATCGATACCAAAGATTCAATCGTTGGTGGTGGTTCTGACCGTTACTTGTCAGAAGATTATATGTTCTGTCAAATGTGGCGCAAAATGGGTGGACAGATTTATTTGTGTCCGTGGATGAAAACTCAGCACATTGGTACCTATGCATTTACAGGTAACATGCCTGCTGTTGCACAGTATACAGGAAAACTATGACCGATGATGTTGTAAAAGCATCTCAGACCGCAACAACTGGCGGTCGTAAGTTTGATGGCGGTAAACTACAATATGGTTTACTGCCACCACTTGCACTAAAAGCCACAGTTGAAATTTTGACCTTTGGTGCAGAGAAGTATGAACCGGATAACTGGAAACATGTTCCAGATTCTAAACGGAGATACTTCGATGCATTGCAAAGGCATTTGTGGGCATGGAAAGAAGGTGAACAGAATGATTCTGAATCAGGAAAAAATCACCTTGCTCATGCTC